CAATAACCCATTGGCACATGGACAATCAACTGCAGACAGACAAGTTGATCCAAAAAAACAATTTCGTTGGGATGCAGTTAGATTTGCATACAAAGTTTTTAGCACAGCACTGGCTGCAGCCACAATCAAAACTGATTGGCTCATATGGTTAGATGCTGACACACATACGCATTCGCTGGTTCCTATGTCTGGCTTACTTGCATTGTGCCCAGATGACTCAATGATCAGTTATTTAGGACGCGGTGAAACTTATCATTCAGAATGCGGGTGGGTAGCGTATAATTTAAACAACCCCCAAACTCGGCAGTTTATTAAAGATTTTGTTGATATGTACAACAAAGATGAAATTTTTAAACTTGCAGAGTGGCACGACAGTTATGTGTGGGATGTTGTACGCCGTAGGTATTGTGACGCAAATAAATTTTATAATTTAAATCCTGCTCCAGATACCAAAGGGCTAGCAGGGCATCCGTTTATAAATTCTGCATTGGGTTTATACATGGATCATGTCAAGGGTAAAAGAAAAGTTGTAGGTCAAAGCAAAGCCAAAGATATTGCAATGCATTTAGATCACCCTTATTGGAAAAAAGTTCAAGGAAAGTAAAGGAAAAATATGTTTGAATCTCATGGTTGGTGGTTCCCGGATTACGAAGCGCATCTTCCAAAAATGCTATGGAAAAGTGTTACCCAAGGAGGCCCTGCTGAATATCAGCAAAAAGTTAGACACCGTAGTTTAGGTTATACAGCCAGACGAAATTTGGCCATAGACATTGGGGCCAATGTGGGGTTATGGTCGCGAGAATTATGCGAAAATTTTGCTCAGGTCATTGCGTTTGAACCTGTTCCGGACTTTCGAGAATGTTTGGCCAAAAATGTCCCAGCTGAAAATTTAACCTTGAGTCCACTTGCATTAGGTGCCGAATGTACCACCGTAGACATGATCATAACCGAAGGCAATGCTGGACATACACATGTTGATCCTGAAAGCTTAGGGCACGGAGTTGTCAACATGCTGACCTTGGATCAATTTGTAGAAGAATATAAACTTCCAACAGTTGATTACATGAAAATTGACTGCGAAGGCTATGAGCTACGAGTATTAGAAGGTGCCGAACAAACAATTCGACGAGACTTTCCTATCGTTGTGCTAGAACAAAAGCCTCATCCAGCTTATAGCAAAGAATATGGGCAGTTTGCTGCAATCGAACTCTTACAAAGTTGGGGTATGCGCCGTGTGGATCAAGTCAAAGATGACTGGATCATGGGCTGGGGTTAGCCTATGTTGCCATACGAGAAAAAAATTTTTAGTCAAAATGGCGAAGATGGCATTTTAGAATACTTGGATCAATTTGTAAGTGGCCCACGCACATTTTTAGAAATTGGATGGGCGCACGGTGTACAAAACTGTTGTCGCAATCTCATGGAAAATCTCGGATACTCTGGCACAGGAGTAGATGGCCGTGCAAACAAACGTCCACATGAACGACTAAAGATGATTTCAAAATGGCTTTGCTTGGATGATGTAGATATGCTAGTAGCCGCCGAAGGATCGGAGCCCACGGTGTTTAGTTTGGATATTGATAGTTTTGACTGGCACTTATTAAATGCAATGCTGAAACAAAATTTCAGACCCAAAATTATCTGTCACGAATATAACTCGATATTAGGGCCTGATGTTTCAGTAACAAGAAAATTAGGCGTTGTTTACAATAAAAGCCAATTGTATGGTGCTAGTTTAACTGCGTATAAAAAAATACTTGCACCATATTATGATTTTATAACAGTAGACTCCCAAGGTGTTAATGCTTTTTGGATTAGAAAAGATCAAACATATCAACCACCAGAAGAATCTATTGACTTTGCGTTTCTTACAACCAAACACTGCCTGTCAACAAAAACAATATTTGACCAAGGTGTAGATCAGTTTATCAATCAAGATGACGGGTGGGAATATGTCTAATTCTGATTACTATGCAAAATCAGTCAAACTGGGAACAAAGTTTCAACTGGAAAACAAAAGTTGGGATGGCAGAGATACGTTTAAATATCGCAGACAAATACGTGATTTGGTGCGACACTACAATTGTAAAACTCTACTGGATTATGGTTGCGGCAAAGGGCATCAATGGAGCAATAGTCACGTATTTTTACCTGAAGAATATCCGCAACGATTCCAGGCATGGCTGGGTCTAGATCAAGTTTCGTTGTATGATCCTTGCGTAGAAGAATTTGCTCAAGACCCAGAACAAAAAAAATATGATATAGTGTCGTGTACACAGGTCATCGGAACCATTCCAGATGCAGACATTGCTTGGCTCAAACAACGTTTAATGAGTTACACTAGTAAAGTTTGTTTTATTGGGTTGGTTGATCCTTCACGGCCGCCAAAAGGTAAAAAACAAATCTACGATACTGCTTATTTTTCTGCTCAACGTAGTCAAGAATGGTACCAAGAACAATTTGCAGACTGGACTGGATCCAAACTGCATTGGTATTTTAGAACTGACCAACTCTACACTGAAGACTGGTTCAAGTAAGGCAAAAACTTTTGATAGATGCGGCCTGCGCGAGCATCTTCGTCACTCCAGTGGGCGGCAGCTAAATCATTGAGCCACTGTTGTTTATCAAACACCTGAGGTTGTTCAATGTCAGCAATATTTTTGTTGGCCACTGACCAGGCAACACAACTGGCATCATCTGCAAATACAGGAACTCCTGCACAAACTGCAGCCACTGCCGACGAGCTATTGAAAAATACTGCCGAGTGTGCTCCAACAAGATTATCTTGCAATTGACTGGTCAATGGGTCAATGACCTGCACTGTGTAACGATCAATCATGGGTTGAAAATCTTGCCAATGGTATTTGTTGGTGTATGATTTTTTTTGCCCGTGTTTGTTAAGACGTTGTGCCGCTGGATCCAGCCAAGTGCCAGGATGCGGCCTTACCATGATGGGTCTGTTGGTTACGGCTCGTATGCTTTGTATTTTACTGTCAAGCCAGGCCAATGGATCAAGATTTTTCATTGCAAACCCGCCATCGCGTTGTACACAAATTAAAATATAACCCGAGTCTGATATTTTTGGTTCTTGCAATTGCACTCTCAGTCGGCTGCTGATTTCTTGCCATTTTTCTGGACCACTGTCATGATTGGCATATTCAGCTGTGTCATAAAAAGGACCACCAAGGCTATAGCGTAGGTATGTACCGTAATCATCAAGATATTTCCAACAACTGGCATCAATGCACATGGTATGATATCCTTGTTGGCGTTGTTGATGGATAATGGTTCGTCGCAGTTGTATATTTTGTGCTTGGCCGTCGTCGCTGACCCAACCTAGTATAACTGCAAGCCTGGAAGTGGTATAGGTATTGTGGTGTTCCACATGCACCGTGTGTCCCACACGTCGCACACCTTCGGCAAAATTTTCCAAGCAGGCAACTTTTCTAGGGTGTTTGTTGGGATTTAAAACTGAACTTACGTAGACTACAACATCAATCATGATTGCCTTGTAGTATACTCCAAGCAGTGCCGTTGCGCATTTCTGCTTCGGTAAACTGATTATAGGCCAAGTTGGCGGCCCAGGCTCTGACTTCATCCAGGGTAGGAATTTTTGGACATTCTATTTCGCTCAGATTTTGACTACACAGTGGTGCAGCTGCGTTTGGTCCTAGTGTGATTGCAGGTTTACCTAATAGTAATGCTTCGCCGGCAGCAATACTACTGAACGTAACCAAACAATGCACATCTTGATTCAGTGCCATTTCCATGGTATCTTCAGTCATTCTTATAGCACGACTTTGTTTCTTTCTAATTACAACGGGCCGATCAGTGTGCTTTTTTATTTCCTCTATGGTGTTGTTTAACCAAGTTTCTAGATCAATGTCGTACATCATCAGTAACTTTTGACTAGGCGGAGCTAACAATATGTTACTGCCCGGGCGAAATTTTTTAAAACCAATGCCTGTTTGTGCTAATCTATCACTGGGCCGATCTAGAACTGGACCAAAATACTGTACGTCGTTGCGAGTTATTCTATGGTATAATTTACCTTTGGCAGGATTTCCAAAATATCCTGTGTCTATGTAATAAAAGTCTCGGCCTTGTGCACGGCATGCTTCCATGACTTTGCGCTTGGTAACTCCACGTACAACCACTGGTATCATGCTATCTGCAGTTTTATTCCAGTAGGTTATTTGACCTCCGCAGCCCATGACAAAACTTTTCAGTATGGGATTATAATCTTCTTTTCCGTCTGAATCTACTGCATGTATGGCATTTGTTTTAATCATACTAATTTGTTTATTTAATATGTCTGGGTGTATCCCGTAATGATCACCGGCTGGATCAACACGATATTTTAAAATATCATCAAACAATTGTTTAATGTCTGGAGGCAGATTTTCAAAACTCATTCAATCCTCTGTTGACAATATTCAGTAAGTATTCTTTCTCGATGCCATTCGTCGGCTTGTGGAGTGTCTGCAAACTCTTGAAAACAAGGTGTACCCAGTGTGTAATGCAATAATTTAGAGTCAGTATTAACCCCGTACTCGTCGGGTAACCAATTCCATTCTGGCGGGAGTTCTCCTATACGATC